ACATCTGCAGGAGTATGTGACCCAAAAAGTTTTGATAGATCAATATTAAAAGAAACAGAACTAAAAGAAGATGAAAAAGGTCAATACTTTCTTTTACCTCCATATGGATATTGTTTATGTGTAGCTCATGAACGTCTAATTCTTCCAGAAGACGTTACTGTTTTACCAGCAGGTAAATCAAGCTATGCACGTACAGGAATTCATTGCAATATCACACCAGCAGAAGGAGGCTGGGAAGGTTATTTAACTTTACAAATTAGTAATTCAACAGGATTATTTAACCGTATTTATGCAAATGAAGGAATAACTCAATTATTATTTTTTCGTGGTAAATCTTGTAGAGTTAGCTATAAAGATCGTAAAGGTAAATATCAAAACCAACCTAAAGAAGTTGTTTGTGCAACGGTTTAAATAAAAGGTCTTCCAAAGTTAGGTTTAGGTTTATGAGCATATTCTGTAGCTCCACCTCCAGGGGGTCCATAATTACGTCCTCTTAAGCTTGGTAACTCTACTCCTCCCATTGAAGCTTTACCAACAGGAGTTTTTCCTCGAATAGTAGGTTCTGAAATACCTTGACTTTGTTTGTATTTACCAGCTGCACGAGCTGATTTCATGAATTTAGAAACACGATCTTGCTTATCATTAACTTCTAAATTATCTCTTTGTTCTGGATCAACACGTCTTAAATCTGTATCATATAATTTTTCAGGATTAAGATCGGATACTTCAACACCTGAAGTACCAGAATCCTTTTGAGGATCGTAATTAGGATCATACAAACTTGCCATGATAATATTGTAAAAGGAATACATCAAGACTCATATATTCCCATGGCTGGATACTCATCACAAAGTAAGTTTTTAGGCGATTTCGTCAAAGACGAATTGGATTGTGCTTACTTAGATATAGAAGATTTTGGATGTCATATAGGTAATGAAAATAATGACGTTCCACTCTATGATCAATATAATCGTGGATTAACTGCATGCGAGACAGGGATGGACAGAAGGAATCTAACTCTGGAAGGACAGAAAAGAGACAAGAGTCAAAGAGCAGGACTGACAGGTTACATACCATCAATGGAGGACTCGGGCCAATATCCAGGTTCATCACCAAAATCTCCAAAGCTCCTGATAGCACTGGGATCTCCGTCAGACAAAATGAAAAAGGAATCCTTGATGAGACGTGGCTTGAGCCAATAGACGAGACTTCTCCAAAAATGCGTATGGCTGGCCCAGAAGCAGAAAAAAAGGAAGTTGCTAATATTGGAAAAGATATTGAGTTGCTAAGAGATAAAACCGTAAATGAAGTAAATGATTTAGCATGGAAAGAAATTACTGATTTTATAACTAAACGTATGGACGATAAGGATACACATCTTCATCAGTTTGATAATGTAGATCGACCTATCCATTATGCAGCTGGATCTATTGAATGTATTGATGCAATTGAAGCTCAGTTAAGTGCAGAAGAATTTCGTGGTTATTTAAAAGGAAATATTATTAAATACATTTGGAGAGAGAAACACAAAGGTAAAATTGAATCTTTAAAAAAAGCACTATGGTATTTAAATAGATTAATTAAACCTAATTAAGCAGGAGTAAACGGATCTTCTTCGTCTAATTCTTCTTCATCCAAAGGAAGACATTCCTCTGCTAATTTTTGTAATTCTAAATCTGTAGGTATATCGAAATCTAATTGTATATTTTCAGCAGACATTAGTTCTTTGACTGCATGCCATTCCATTAACCTTTGATAATACAAATTAAGTAGAGCTGAATATAATTGTTCCCATGTCATTTCTTGAGCATTAAGCTCGGCTTTTCGCATAGAAAATTGTAATTCCAATGGAAGTACAAATTCTCCTTGCTTTGCTGGCTTTGTCATTTCATCGCTCGTTGATTCGTTCATTCTAATTCAGACTCTTACAGAAACGTACATGAAATCATCTTCAGAGTAGCTATCCAAACCATTAATATCAACTTTATAACCATTAGCAAAATTGCTAAGAATATATGGATTAATACTTTCTTCTAATTTTTGTATTGCTCGTATTTGTCCTGGACTACTTTTAAAAGTTCTAAAAGCATTTAAAAGAATTTGGCTGCTTTTCCAGTCATTGGTATGGATCTCAGTTAAGAATAATTTTATTTCTTCTTTTCTTCTATCTAATAATCCACCAATTACTTGATAGTCTTCATCAAAAATCCATCGACCTATATCTTCGCAAACACCAGCAAAATTTTCATTTTCTATACAATCAATAATTTGACTATATAAAAAAGATTTCCATCCAACTGAATGTATAAATGAAATCAAGCTTTGTTTCATATATCCATCTAAAGGCAAATTTAATTTTAATAATTCATTATTTATTACTTCAATTTCATTAAACAAAAATTCTAATGCTTTTTCTTTAGTACATTTTTGTCCTCTTTTTACAGGAGAACCATCTGGATAAAACTGTGTTCCATAGCCAATGGTATATGGCTCCTTATTTGTATGTGGATCAGGATATGCTTTCTCGTGGAATCCTTCATATTTACGAATCAAATTAACAGTTAATGAAAAATCTGACATGAAAAATGATACTTATTACTCTTAATATACACACTAAATTATAAAAAATGTTTACAATCCCTTGAATAAAGTTGTAAATTCATCCAGTACTTCTTTTCCTTTTTTGCCTGTTGTATATTCCCAATCATCATCGTCATCAAAAGTAAAGAAACTTTTTTCTTTTTTAGTATTTTTTTCTTTTTCAAATATATTGGTATCCTCTTCCTCATCCATGAAACTACTAATCGTACCAAGGGAAGCAAAAGGATCACTCATATCTAATCCCCATGTTTTTAATGGATCATCTTTTCCTCCTTTAGTTAATAATTTTTGTTCTGAACGATTTAAGTCAGGAAAGAAATCATTATAAAATTCATCTTCTGTTCCTTGATAACCTGACTTTTGGAAGACACTATATAGTTCTGTATCTCCTTTTGGCTGTTCTTGCTTATAGTCTTCTTCTCTTTGTATATAACTAACTCCTAGTTTTTGTTGTGTAGGCTCTTGCCTTTTTTCATTTAAATATTTTATATTTTCTCTAATTTGCTGTGCTGAACCTGTTCTTAACGTTTCCATTATGTATTCTTTTAATTCTTCAACACTACCTTTGAAATCTTCTAAACCAAATCTTTGAAGAACTTCATCCCAAGTGTTCTTATTTTTTGGATCTAAACCTTGTAGCATGTCATCTGCAAATTCTTCTGGAGTAATAAACTTACCAAAAATAGTACCTTGTTCTAAAGCTTCATCACTTAGTAAAGGAAGAATATTATTATAAATATGGTTTTTAACTTTAGTAGGATTAATATGATCTTCTGCAGGATCATATCCTTGTCCTTGTCCAATTATTTGAAAATGCATTTTTGCAAATTCTTCTTTATTATTTGGATCTACACCAAAACGATAAAGTTGTGACTTCCATGTTCCTAGTGTAGGTAAATTAGGATCTATTTGATTATCAGGATTATTTTTAGCATTATTCCAATCATTAGCAATTCTATCTTTTTGTGCTTCATATTCTGCTTGTCTTGATACATTTTCTCCTCCAACTCCTGCTGGGTCCATATAAAAATCTGAATCAAAATATTTTTTTGAATTAGCTTGAATTGTATCTAAAAAACTTTGAGCATTTAAATCAGCAACTTGTTTAACTGCATTTAACATATCTTGCGTTTGAAAAGGGTTTTGTTCTTCTTGTCTTACTGATAAATATTCAGTAAATTCATCCATAGACTTAGAAGTATCAAATCTTTCCGTTAAATAATTATCAATAAAATCTCTACCAAAAGAAGCTTCCATTCTTATTGTTTTACTAATTCTTTCATCTACATCAGGAGTATCAGGATCATCTACTCCTGTGTAATAAGTCAAGTTTAAAGATCTATCTTTTTCTGCATCAAGTGCTTTTACTTCATTAGTTACTCTTGTAAGTATTGAATCTAATTGAGAAGCTCCACTTAAATCTCCTTTAATAATATTTAAAATATTTGAACCTTCATCTCCTTGTCCATCTAAAAATTCTGTAAGTTTTTCTGTTGTTTTATAACCTGCTAAATCTAAAAATTCTTGACTAAATTTTTGAGTATCTGCATCATAAGGTTTAGTAGTTAATTGTTGATTTTGGAAAGCATTAATAATATCTTGTTTTTCTTCTAAAGGTAAAAATTTTGTATAATCAGTTCCATATTTTTCTACAAGTTTTTCATCAAACCATTTTTGCCAGTTATAAGTCACATTATTACCAATACCTGTGATTTTCTGTAAACCTTTTTCTAAAGACTCTTGTGCTTTACCACCAGAGAACATACTTAAATATCCACCAACTCCAGTATCTCCTAATATTGAATTACTTAATGAATCATTAATATCCATAATTTCACTAAACCCACTAAATCCAGAAACAGTGCTTAAAAATTCTTCTCTTCCTTTTGCTACTTTCATTTCTGCAATCGTATCTTTTAAAACATTTTGAGTTAATGCACCAAAACGTTCAGCATCTAGTTTTCCTTTTTCTCCTACAGATTGATTAATTGCATCTTCTAATTGTGTAATACCTATAGAAGAATCAGGATTATTTATTGCATATTTAAAAGCAACATCTTTATCTGCATCTCTTTCTGATAATCTAAATAAAGCTACAAATTGATCAGGATCACTTGGATCTAAAAATTTATCTTTAGCTAGTTTTGCCCAATGTGCATCACCACGATTTGCGTTATAAAACTCTTGCGCTACATAAGGAATATTCATGTAACGTTGTGTTTGTGTTTCTAAATTAACTCCTAATTGTTTATCTTTAACAGCTTGCTTATCTGCATCAGTAATAGATTCTGAATATTGAGAAGCTTGTTTATATTCTTCAGCTGCATTTCCTCTAGTTGTATTATCTGCAACACTTGTATAGTTTTTAAGTAAATAAGTATTCTCATTTCCATATCTTCCTGTTATGTCAATATTGTCATTAGCTTTTGCTGCATTCCATTTTGCTTTAGCAGCTTGTCCATAAGTAGTATTATTTCCATACCAACTACCATCAAATTCTCCATACGCAGGTTTTTTTCCTAATGCACTATCCCATGTATATGGTTCTACATGTTGATGAGAATAATAATCTTTAAAGATACTTTCAATATGATTTTTGTTATCACTATTTTCAAAGTTTCTTAATACCTGTCTTCTATCTACATAATCAGATCCTTTAACAGAAGTAACAGTAGTTTTTAAATTATTAATAGCTTTATTTTGTGCTTTATTTTTATTATTTAAGTTTGTATTATCTGTATTTAATTGTCTATTATTATCATTCATTGTTTGATTCTCTCTGATCTTATCGTGATCTGTTACCCAATTATCTTTCCAACCTCTATTGTGTTTAACACATTTATTAATAGGCCATCCTAGATAGATAGCACAACTTGTTTTACCCCAATATCTATCATTCTTTAAAACAGTAGCAGGATTAGTATCATGATCTGTTTTATTATCAGTTTTGTGATTTGTTTTATATAAGCGAGCTGTAAATTTCTTTGAATTTCTATCATAGTTAGAATAACCTGCTGCATCACCTGCTCCTAGTATTTCAAATTGAGCTGTACTTCCTTGATTCCAAGTTCCATCATTAATTGCAGTTTCTCTAATTATGCGTTTTATTTCTTCTATACTTCCATTTTCAATTGCTTGATTTGTCCAATATTCTTTCGCTGCATCATCTAAAGTTCCTCCTGGACCACCAATATTATTATCTCTATAAAAATCAGTTAGCCAATTTGGATCAGTTCCTGTTGGTAGTTGTACTGACCATTCACGAAAACCTGCATAGTCATCATTATCAGGAGTAACTTGATGTAGATATTCTTCATCAATCGTATGTCCGTGATTTTCATAATTCGCTATCATCTTGTTATATCTTCCTTGCTTCGACTCTGCTGAGTCATACCACCAGCCAGGTCTTATACCCCATTCAGGATATGTATCTTGAACTAAATTTTTTAAATCACTTGGTCTTAACCAACTTCTTCTATCAGGATGTTGATTACTATATCTAACATAATGATCAGCATTATATGAATCGTTTGCATTTGCTTTTGTCCAACCTGTACTAGGTCCTAAAACATCTCCATCAACTACTAATTCTCCATTGGCATTCCATGAAACTGAATTCTTCCATTTATCAGATAACTTATATGTTGCCATTCTTTATCAAATAACTTTTAAGTTCCTTTCATTATTATAAATGTTATGAAGCTGCAAGACTTATTTGAGGATTATACGAAGTATTTACTAAAAGATTAGATAGATCTTCATTAGTCCATACTTTAATTTTTAATAATTGTTCTTCACTAAAAAAATCTTGTGTACGATACCAATCTTCCATTTTCAAACTAGCTTTATTTGCATTACAGCTTCTACAAGCAGGAATTAAATTATTTCTATAACTAGAACCTGAACTAAATTTTGGAATAATATGATCTAAAGATGTAGCAGGTTTTTTACAATAACCACAGCAATGATCCCAAGCTTCATAGATAGATTGTCTATATCTTCGTTTTGCTAATTTCGGAGTAAGTTCAACAAGTAGAGTGAGAGGATCACGTTCACAGTTGAACATACTTATATATGCAGTTAATTAATTTTAATTTGACCTAAATCGCATAAGA